ATCAGCGAGTCCTACGTCAACTTGTTGGGTCAATGGGGTATGTTGGTGATGACGGCTTACTTTGGCGGTCGCACCGTTGAGAAGGTCATGGAGATGCGCAGGAAGGACAAAGAATGAGCCTCAGTCAAGAACAGGCGGCATTCCTGCTAGATGCCTGCAAACTCATCCAATACGCCACAGAGCAGGGTTTTATGGTTACTGGTGGGGAGTTAGCCCGCACTCCCGAACAGCAGGCCATTTATGTCAAGACGGGACGCTCGAAGACCCTTAATTCTATTCACCTCAAACGCTGTGCCATCGACTTGAACTTTTTCAAAGAAGGACAGATAATCTGGGACAAGGGCATCCTTGCTCCTTTGGGTGCATATTGGGAGACTTTGAGCCCCAAAAACCGCTGGGGAGGCAATTTCAAGTCGCTGGTAGATTGCCCGCACTTTGAGCGCAATGTCGGATAAGGAGAACAAATGACGACCGCATCGGTAATGACTTACGACTCCTTGGTCGAAAACATCCAGTCTTATTTGGAGCGAACCGACACCGCTACGCTTGAAAAAATCCCTCTTTTCATCATGCTGGCCGAACAGATCATCGCCAGCCAGATCAAGTTTTTGGGTAACCTGACAGTCAACACCAGCACGATGACGGCCACTCAGGCGGTTATTGACAAGCCTGCGCGTTGGCACAAAACCGTTTCAATGAATGTTGTGGTCTCTGGTAGCCGCTCCCCCGTCCTGCTTCGCAAGTACGAGTACCTGCGTGAGTATTGGCCTGATGCTACTGAGACAGGCGTCCCCGTTTATTACGGCGACTATGACTACACACACTGGCTGGTGGTGCCTACACCTGCCGCCGATTACGCCTTTGAGGTGTTGTACTACGAGCGCATTCAACCGCTCGACTCTTCTAACCAAACAAACTGGTTCACCATCTACGCCCCGCAGGCGTTGCTGTATGGCTCTCTTTTGCAGTCTATGCCGTTTCTCAAGAACGACGAGCGGATGCCCATGTGGCAGGCAAACTACGACCAGATCATGCAGACGCTTAAAACGGAAGATGTTCAGCGTATTGGTGACCGTCAAGCCGCAGTATTGGATACCTGATCATGTCATACAACAGCCCCTTCACTGGTAACGTCATCCAGCCAACTGACGTATCGTATCGCTCTATAACGATAGCAAACACAACGCTTCAATTAGAGTGGCCTATCAATGGAACCACGACCAACGATGCCGCCGCTCGTATTATGGAGGTCACCACAACTGGAGTTTCTGAGTTGTGGATGCCGCCAGCCAATCAATCTTCTGTAGGTAACGATGCGTTGATTCGCAACATTGGCGGTGAAGATTTTGATGTGATGGACTACGACGGTCAAAATGTCATTGTCACCGTGTTGGTAGGTGAGGCCCAATACATTTACATCACTGACAACCCTGATGAGCAAGGCACATGGGGCATCATTGCCTATGGCATTGGCTCATCTGGTCAAGATTCGGCCACCCTTGCTGGGTACGGCTTCCTTGCAATTGGTCAAACGCTGAACCAAAGCCAGCCAGTCACAACTTTTTCTACTGGTTTTACGGCAACTGCGGCTGATCGGTCAAGCACTTATGTGTGGACTGGCGGGGCTGGAACGCTAACCCTGACCCTTGCGTCTACGCTTGGTGATAACTGGTTTATGTTCTTGCGTAACAGCGGAACAGGCGCTTTGACGGTGACAGGCACCAGTGGAGACTTGATCAACGGCTCTACGTCAATTGCTTTGCAACCAACAGACTCTTGCATCATTGTTTGCAGTGGTTCACAGTTTTATACAGTTGGCTTGGGAAAGTCTACGCAGTTTGCGTTCACCCAACTGTCCAAAGCCGTTTTGACTGGAACCTACACCCTGACCGCCTCAGAGGCTTCCAATGTCATTCAAAAGTACACAGGCGCATTGACGGGCAACGTGACGATTGTTGTGCCCTCTACTGTGCAGGTCTATTACATTTTGAATGAAACGTCCAATGCTTACACCGTCACAATTACAACAGGTTCTGGCGCAACGGCTATTTTGACGGCTGGTAGCCAAGCAACGCTGGTTTGCGATTCAGTAAACTTGTACAACGCAAACACAATTTTGGCGGGTTCATCAACAATCAGTTTGAACAATGGCTCTGTTGGGTCGCCATCGTTGAACTTTTCATCTGAATCAACAACAGGTATTTATCGCGCCGCTTCGGGCGAGTTTAACCATGCCATTCTTGGTGTGTTGCGATCAACGCTGTCTGCAACTGGACTTGCGATTGTTGGCACAGGGAACTTTACGGGTGGTGTTGCTGGCGGGACTTTCTGATGGTTAAGAAGGTTTTTGCCATTGATACGCAACCCGGCGTCCAGCGGGATGGGACTGTGTTCGATGCAAACTGTTACAACGATGGTTTGTGGGTTCGTTTCCAACGAGGCAGACCACGCAAGATCGGAGGTTACCGCGCAATCACGCAAACAGCCACTGGTTACTCCCGTGGCATTTTTGTAAATTCAGCCGATGGCGTAAATCAAGTATTTAACGGCTTTAGTTCTGGCCTTGAGGTCATCAATGTTGATAGCCTTGGCATTGGCGGAGGCGTCAATCAGTTCACGTTCAATGGCATTGTCTTGACCACAGGAACGCTTGTAGGCGGCTCTAGTTACGTCAATGGCACCTACACCAACGTAACCCTCACAGGAGGCACTGGAGCGGGCGCAAAGGCCACTATCGTGGTTTCTGGCAATACTGTCACGACTGTAACGATTACTGCTGGCGGTAATGGTTATGTGGTGGGTGACACTTTAAGCGCAACAGCCGCAAGCATAGGTGGCAGTGGCAGTGGATTTTCTTGCAAGGTTGCAACCATTGACAGTGGGTTTTCTTCCAACTCATTAAACCTTTGGCAATTTGATTCGCTTTTTGATTCGCAGGGGAGTGGGAATCAATTGTTGTTGGCGCACCCCGGTCTCAACTTGGCGCAGATTGACCAAACAACCAACACGGCAGTATTGGCTGGCCCCATAAGCGGAACCGTACTTGAACCGTTGCGGGATACAAATGGCACTGCTCCAACTGGAGAAACCATTTCCGTTGCTGGCGGTGTAGTTGTTTTGCATCCATATGTTTTTGTGTATGGCGACAACGGCTTGATTAAAAACTCTGTTGCTGGCGACCCCTATGATTGGAATGGCCCAGACTCAAACGAGACCAACGTATCGTCCACAAAGATTGTCAAGGGCTTGCCAGTTCGCGGTGGATCAAACGCTCCCTCTGGTTTGTTTTGGGCGCTTGATTCGTTGATCCGCGTGTCCTACACCCCAACCACCATTACGGTTGCCTCAGTCCCCCAAACCTTCTACTGGCGGTATGACATTATTACCAGCCAGTCCTCGATCCTTTCATCGCAATGCGTCATTGAATACGATGGCATCTACTACTGGGTTGGGGTTGACCGATTCCTGTTGTACAACGGCGTGGTCAAGGAACTCAAAAACAATTTTAACCAAAACTACTTTTTTGACAATTTAAACTACGCTCAGAGCCAAAAAGTTTGGGCGCAAAAAGTTCCTCGTTTTGGTGAAATTTGGTGGTTTTTTCCTTCTGGAGACTCAGAAGAGTGCAATGACTGCATCATCTACAACGTCCGCGAAGACTGCTGGTATGACGCAGGCGAGGCTTTGGGAGCCAACCGCACGGCTGGGTACTTCTCTCAAGTGTTCCACTACCCCATCAATGCTGGCGCTACGCTGAGTGAACAGGCCATATTGTTTTCAGCCTCAATTGCCACAACCAATGCCAGTGCAAACATCACAATAGCCCCCAACAACCAAGTTGCAAACGGGCAACTGGTTGTTTCTACCAGCATAACTTCTGGCGCTATTGTTACGGTAATTGCTCCCACGCTGGCCTCCACAACGGCCACAGGAAGTTCTGCCGCATTCACAATTGTGGTCAACAGCGCAACTGGCATTTTGCGAAACCAAGCCGTAACTGGAACAGGCATTGGGGCTGGTGCTGTGGTTACGGTTATTGCGGGAACTACGATAACCTTGTCTGTTGCCAACAGCGGTGCTGTATCTGGCACCCTTTCGTTTGCTGGCTTGACGTTGACACTGTCAACAACAGCAACGGCCACTATCATAGAGACCGCAACCTTCAATAGCCAAGCAGGTCAAATTATTTTGTGGCAACATGAAATTGGAACCGACCAAGTAGTTGGCACCGTTTCCAACGCCATTGAAAGTTCATTCCAAACATCTGACCTTGGCTGGGTTCAAGGCGGGCCATCGCAGTCTTCTCCTGTAGGAGACAACTACTGGTTGCATCTGGAGCGCATAGAGCCTGACTTTATTCAAACTGGCGAGATGACTTTCCAAGTGACTGGCAGGGCATTTGCTCAATCAGAGGATGTAACCTCCGCGCCTTACACGTTTGATCCAGATACGGGCAAGATTGACTTGCGAGAACAGCGCCGTGAAATCCGATTGATTTTTACAAGCAATGTGGCTGGGGGTAATTACCAGTTGGGTAAGGTTTTGCTCCATGCAAATGTTGGCGATGTGAGGCCATAAAATGGCGCTTGCTGTCGTCTACGATCCACGGTTTCACACCTTTGAGTCATGGGCGGCGCTGATGTGTGAGGCGTATGCAGGCCAGCAGTTGGCAATACCCACCCCTCAAACGGATTGGTATGAGTGGGCGGCTGGGTTAAAAGCCATTGACATCTTTGTGAACGAAGGCATCCCCGGCCCCTACATTTTCAGTAACTGGCAAGATTGGGCGGCGGCTTTGGTCGGCGCTGTCAATCAGCCAACAACCCCCCCAAGCCAATGACAGATTTTATCGAAATTTTTAATTATGTGGCAAAGGTTGCTCGACCTGCCCACACCAAGGAATCTAATGCCGTGTCAATGGAAGACCAGTTCCAAGACATCGGTTTGGACAGCCTTGACGGATTGGTCATGCTAATGTACTTCGACGACCTTTACGGTATTGCTGATGAGGTAAGCAAAGAATGGACTCCCAAGTCCGTTCAGGAAATCTATGACCTCATAATGGCAAACAAAACCAAAGAGCCAGTCTCTATGGAAGAAGTGGCCGAGGTGTGCAAATGATCTACTTGACCCACTACCGCACAGCCTCCACAACCAGCGTTGAGTTGTTCGACGACATCATCT